CCCCAAGCGCCAATGGTGACGCCAAGGTTAGTTTCCCCGCCAGCGTCATCTTTATCCCAGACATACCCACCCTCGGATTGCATAACCCGGTCAAAGGACATATCAAAGTTGACGTTCATTTTGCTGCCACGCCTTGAATTTTTTCAGCAGTGCGCATACCGCCCAAGCCCAACATGCCCAGCAGCAACGGCATCATGGTTCCGGTGTCCATAGTGGGGAACTTGACCGGATGACCTGCCAGCGCAGAACCCCATTCAGCTAGTGGGCCTACGACGAACTGCACAGCGAACCCAGCGCCGCATATCCACCCAATAGCTGGACGCCAGCCAGAGACAAAGATACTGGAGCTTGCAGCTTCTATCTTGTTAATGTCCATTTGTCCCGCAATCTGGGTTAACTCACCAGACTGTTGGAGTTTCATTAACTCTAGCTTGGCATTAGCCGCTTGTGCAGGATCAGGGAAAACCCTATCAAAAACTTTGCCGCCGATGTCAAGCAGTGCGGATACTGGATCAAGTGCCATTTGGAGGCTCCTCTTCTTTGTTTGCGCCTACTTTTAGGCCGGAAAGCCAACCGATCAAGCCGCCGATGATGGTTTGAAACGCTGGGCCAATGATCTCAAATATCTTGGTGTTGTCTACTTCCTTGACAAACAGACCGTGGATCAGCGCCCAGATTAATGACAGTACAACCGCGCACAGAGTGGCGGTGACCATGTAAGTAACTACGTTTACCAACTTGTCTTTACTGTTCATTTTTGCCTCGCTTTTTCCATGATCTTGGCTCTTAACAAAGGGCTGTCTGAAGTACCTGCCCACTCGGGTAAGGCGTTCCAAATAGTAGTGTAATCGTCTATGCTGCACTTCGACTTATCTAGCCACGCCAGCATGGTCTTGTGGCGCTCCGCTGGGTCGTGCATTACCCAACCAATAACGTATAGCTCTTGTATTGCACAGCTTGGCTGCGGTTTGGGCGGCGGCTTTGGTAAGGGCGGAGGGGGCTCCGTGGACAGTATGAGCCTGTCCCCTGCCAAGGCCACTGACATCAGCAACACAAAAACAAATAGGCCGCGCATACATGGGTTATGCCTTGCTTGCGATTAAGTTTTGAACCACATGGAATCCTGCGGTTGGTTGTTTTTTGTTTTTTACTCGGGCAACAGCTATTTTACGTTCTGCTAATAAAGCATCAAAGTCTTTGTCACACTTTATCCAACTTGTCTCACGCCAACCCTTGCTTTCCAGTGAAGTATCTTTGATTTCTCTATGCGCAGGAAACTCCATGAAACGTCCTTTATCAGCGTTAAAACAGACGTTACCATTGTTCTTCTGACACCATGCGCAAGGAGTGTCATGTACTTGTAGGTCAAATGCCCACATTCCTCGTCTAATACCATGAAAGAACAACGACCATGTGTTTGGTTTTGCTGAAATGATACGGTGACTCGTATCCCAGTGACGATACAACATAGCCGGTGCTTTTAGTGTCTTGGTCTCTTTGTAGTTTAGCTCTTCAACATACTCACCTTTAACTACAATACTCAACGTTGACCAAGGATGTGTATGTGCTATTTCACCAACAATGGAATCTTCTTGTTGGTCTGACTCTATCTTTAATGTTTGATGTACAAATAAGTTAGGTAGGTACTTCTCTTTCCACGTGACGGGTCTGTTACGTTCAACAAAAAATGGGTAGTATCTATAACCAACAATATTGCCGTAGATGTCTACAAACGCATACTTCTTACCAAGTTTGCGCATCACATAGTCAAACGCCTTATATAGCATCACTTTACCCTTGAAAAGATAATTAGCGATGCGTCTGTGTTTGCTGTAATAACCTTGCCCTGCGAAACTATTTCAACAGGCAGCGGTGCAGCGCCAAGATCAGTGTCTCCTGAAGCAATCAAAATTAATTGGCCCACAGAGGTTGCATAAGTCTGCCCGGCTGAAAGCAATATGAACTCCAAGTCAGGGGAGCTTTTGTCGTTCAACAAGTAATCCAAACACCAAAACTCCGTGTCACCAACTGCTTTAAGGGTGTAAGTCCCCCGTTTGTAAACGTGCCCTGCAAAGGTAATTTTGTTGAAGAAGAGCCCGCGCTGCTGGATAAAGGAGGCGTCATCAAAGTCTGGTGGATAGCTGGTTATAACCCGTGCCCCTTTAGTCCAAAACGCCCAATTTGCAGCGATGTCCATAGGAGTATCGTTAGCCCAAGCCCCCGTAATTTCTTCTCCGTCAGCAAGGCCATTACGGTGGATAACCCACCCAAAAACAATGTACTTGGTTGATATCATACGGTAATCTGCCCTAAGATAAACCTTTGTGGGGCGCTAGGAGTTTGCGCAACAGGGGGCTGTACTAGGGCGTTAATCTGGTCAAACCCAGTAGCCGCAGCAACTGCTGTTTTGCGTTCCAAAAGCCACACGGGAGCGCGGGTTTGTATCTCAGCCTCAAGCGCATCGCCTGTTAAAAACGCACCGTCAACTACAGGTACGTCAATTGCATAGGTAGCAATATCAGTTCCAGCATTGCTGTACGTTACTTGAATTTGACCGATAGTTGCATCGGCAGCAATAATACGATAGTCCATTTTTTACCCCTTTTAACCTGATTGAGAACCAGCATAAGTGCCGTTTGAAATGCCCGTGCCTGAATTGACATAAGACCTACCATAGAGCAAAGAACCCGCGCCGCCGCCTGCCCCGCCAGCACCGCCGCCGTTACCTCGGTCACCGCTACCGCCAGCACCGCCAGCACTTGCAAGTCCTCCGCCTGCGCCGCCAGTACCACCTGTGTACCCCGAATTGCCATTAGTACCACCTGCGCCCGCTGCGGAAGAAGAGCCATTACCGCCAGCACCGCCCTCATAACCCGAATTTACGCTAGAACCACCAGCACCGCCATTACCAGCGTAAAAGCCTCTACCGCCGCCTCCGCCATTACCGCCGGACGAATACTCCGCTTTAAAGTACGGAAGGCCCGTACCGCCACCTCCACCACCGCCACCTCCACCGCCAGCAGTGCCTGATGTATTGTCAAAATTTGTTACTGTTCTTTGAACCAGAATAGCAGGGCCACCACCAGCCCCAGCGCCGCCATTTTCAACGTAAGAACCATTAAGGTCATTCCCACCAGCGCCGCCATAACCACTAGCGCCAATTATTGTGCCGTTGTTTGTTACTCTTACTGTGTCGCCAGCAGCCCAAGAAGTATCAACGGTAAAAGCATAAGAACCTGTAGACGCGGAGCCTACAACAACACCAGAGTTAATTACAAAAGTAACGTCCGTAAAGCCTGATACGTACCCCGATACTTTTGATGTATTTGCAATGTAATTTACAGTGCTTGCGCTAATAGTTACAGTAACAGCTAATCTATAAGTTGCGCCACTAAAATTTCCTAACGATATTGTGCCACTTGAGGGTATAGCAGTTGCAGTTCCCAGAGGATAGCCTATAGTGCCGCTTGGCACACGTCCACCGCCAGCATAATATTGTGATAAATAAAATGCTGGAGTAGCGCCTCCAAATTCAGCTTGTATCTGATTTAAGCTTATTGAATTCGGATAAGCAGGTAAAGTCATAATTTAACTCCTTATGGTGTGCCGTAGGCAGTCACATTTCCTAGAGCAATAAAATTACCGGAAGAATCTAATGAACCTACATTTGTGCCGTTGTAATTAAAATACAACTTTGTACCACTAGGTGTGATACTCCACCCGCCGCTGTTTGCAACACTACCAGATGAACCCGTTGTGTTTTGGTTTAACGCAGGGAATGTGCAGTTGGCTAGATTCCCTGAAGATGGCGTACCAAGCGCCCCACCAACAGTTACGTAAGAACCCGCAGCTTGCTTGCCGTTAAACGTGTTCCAATCCGTAGAAGTTAAATACCCATTGGTTGAAGTTGATGCAGCCGCCATGCTGATGGCGGGAGTATTACCGCCGCTAGACACCACCGGAGCCGTGCCGGTAACAGATGTAACAGTGCCGCCGCTTGATGGGCTGGTGTTTGTAACGGTAATAGCGCCTGATGCATTGGTTATGGAGATACCAGTACCAGCAGATAGTGTAGTACGGGTAAACCCTGATCCATTACCAATGTCCAACGCGCCGTTTGCAGGGGTTGACGTTAAGCCTGTACCGCCGTTGGCTATTGGCAAAGTCCCAGTAACGCCTGTTGAAAGCGGTAGTCCTGTTAGATTAGTAGCCGTACCAGACGAAGGTGTGCCAAGTGCGCCGCCAGAAGTTACATAAGAACCCGCCGCCTGTTTTCCATTAAAGGTATTCCAGTCAGTAGATGTAAGGTATCCGCTAACTGAAGCAGATGCAGCCGCCATGCTGATGGCAGGAGTAGTCCCACCGCTAGACACCACCGGAGCCGTGCCTGTAACAGATGTAACTGTGCCACCGCTTGATGGGCTAGTGTTTGTAACGGTAATAGCGCCTGATGCATTGGTTATGGAGATGCCAGTACCCGCAGTTAAGGTAGTACGAGTAAATCCAGTTCCATTACCAATGTCCAATGCGCCATTAGCAGGAGTTGACGTCAGACCTGTACCACCATTGGCAATGGGGAGCGTTCCGGTAACGCCGGTAGTTAAGGGTAAACCCGTAGCGTTGGTTAGTGTGGCAGATGTAGGTGTACCCAGTATGGGTGTAACCAGTGTAGGGCTGTTGGAGAGGACATTGTTGCCCGAGCCCGTAGAAGCAGTGACACCTGTACCTCCGTTGGCAACACCAAGCACGCCAGTAAAGTTAGACACCACGCTGGATGTGACCTTGATATAGTCTGTGCCGTTGTAATAGACCGTGGCCCGTTCGCCTGCCGCAACAGAAATACCCGTCTGCCCGGAAGCCTTGATTGTGGCTGAGTAAGTTGCGTCTGCATTGACGACCAGATAGGTCTTGCTCACGCTTGGAGCCGTGATAGTTACGTTTGCCGCCAAGGAACTCAGCCTGAGTACGTAATACTGCGCAGTGGTAGCCCCGATATTGGTAGCAGAACTTGTACCCTGCGTATTGGCAAGGGTGAGCGCATTGGATGTAAAGGACGCCGAGGTAAGCGCCAATGACCCCGAAATGGCAATGTCTAGGTA